CATACGGCATTTTGTGATCCCTTCAAAGGCTGTTTGGTCGGAAGCGCAGCCTATTGCAGCGGCTGTCCGTCCGGCCCGAACAGCGTCGGATCGGCGCCCGGATTCGGCGGGATCGGCTGGTTGCCGGGCACGACCGTAACGGCGGGCGGTGCGGGATCCGGTGGAGGCGGTGTCCGGCCGAGGAACTCGTACACCAGGTCCTGGTCACCGGTGGCGGTGAACAGATCGGCCGCCGCGGCGAAGTCCCGCTCCTGGATCCGCTGAACCTCTTCGAGCACGTTCTGGATCGGGATGCTCGCCTCGATGAGCATGGTGATAGCCGTCTCCAGGGAGATCGCGTGCGCGGCGTACAGCGCAGTGACCTGGGTGACTGCGGCCTGCTGGTCCTGCGGCAGGAAGCTGCCCATCGTGATCTCGGTGTGGATCCATTCCGCCGGTACGTCGGTGATCTGGCCGGCAGCCTGGCCGGCGAGGAACATCCGGTGGGCGAACTTCAGCAGCAGCGGATACTTCTCGGACCGAACCAGGCGCATGCTGCGGATGAGCTGGTCTGTCGGGCCGAAGGACAGCGCCAGCGCGATACCGGACGGAACCTCCGACGCCTTGACCCGGCCCAGTAGCCCCTCGCTGACCCGGCTGTTGACGGAAAGCCTTTTCAGCAGGAACTCGATGTACCCGATCAGCGCGTCCAGGGCCTTGCTGGTGTCGAGCACGTCCATCTTGCCGTCGCCGGACTCCAGCACCTCGCCGGGCCGGTACCGCAGCGTCGACCGGCCGTGCGCATCCTTCTCGGCCGAGGCACCCTGCAGCGTGATGATCGGGTGCCCGGTGGTGGCGCTGGCCGCGGACAGGTCGGTGTCCGCGCTGGAGATGTCGTCCAGGATCTGCAGCACGGTGGACAGCGTGGACCGGCCGTAGTGGTTCAGCAGCGCCACGGTGTTCGGGATGTGCACGACCGGCAGGAAGTCGATCTGGAGATCCTGCCGCTTGATCTCCTGGTTGTCCTCGTCGAGCTCGTAGACGGCATCGCTCTCGGTCAGGTCGTCGACCGACTTGTTGCCCGCTTCCAGCAGCCAGGTGGCATCGGTGTAGTAGCAGGTGACTGTGCTCGGTCCGTCGTTCCAGGCGTACTGGCGCTCGATCGGCGCAGCGCCGCGGCCGAGAGCCCGCTGCACGATCCCCGGACCCTGGTCGGGTTCTATCGGACCCAACTCCCAGGTGATGCGCCGGATCTTGGTCTTGTTCCGGTTCCTGGTCTCCGGGTCGTCGACCTCCCAGGCGATGTGCACTTTCTCGGGGTAGTCGTCCTCGTTGGTGTCGGTCAGCACCGGGAAGTAGAACGTCGGATCCCAGACCCGCAGCCGCGGGCGGCCCTTCTGCCCGGACCATCCCAGCGAGAAGACGCCATCCCCCAGGCCTACCGCCAGCCGCTCGGTCTCCAGCATCTTCAGCCCGAGGCGCTCATCCTGGGCCCACTGCTCCAGGAACTCCTGCAGCGCCACGGCCCGTACTGCGGCGTCCCGGGCCGCGATCTCGGCCGGGTCCGTCTGGGAATCCGGGTTCTCTTCCTCCAGCGACAGCTCTTCGGCGCCTTCGGTGAGGATCTGCTGGTCTTCTCCGAGCAGAGCGCCAACCACGGTCTCCACCAGCAGGGCGGCTTCACCGTACTCGCGCCGGTCATGGATCTCGGCCCGGCTGCCGGCGAAGAACTCCCGTCCGGCGTTGTCCTGGTAGGCCCGCAGGATCCCGTACGCCTGGAGCCGCCGCAGGTGCTCCGGCCCGATCCAGTCCGGCGGCTTGAAACCGGCGCCTTCTCCGACCTGCCGACGGCTGCCGAAGTGGCGCTTGAAGCTGATCGGGGTCCAGGCGTCGAAGATCAACGGCTCGCGGACATAGGCGTCGGGGATCTCGTGCTGGTGCTCTCTCACGGCGCCTCCCATTGGTGTGTCCTGATCGTATCGGCGGAACACCGGCGATCAGCGCCGGTTCGCCAGCCGCTCATCGCGGTACTCGGTCCCCTCGCCGCTGGCCTTGACCCCGAGCATCAGCCGGGAGACGCCCCAGACCACGGCGTCCAGCCGGTTCGGGGAGACCTCTCCGGGTGCGCCCGTGAAGGTGGTGGCCTCCTCCTCGAACTGCTCGTGCTGGCCGACCATCCTGCACCGGTACGGCATCCCCTCGTCCGCCAGCATGTCGTCGTACTCGAACAGCGCCGCAACCGGTCGGGCCCGGGTCACCTTGCCCTCGGAGGCCCAAACCTCCCGGACGTTGGCGTACCGGTCCTGGCCCAGCAGCACGGTCTTGACCCACTTGCCGCCGTGGTTGCGCTCCACCACGATCTCGTCGCAGCCCATCTCGGCCGCCAGCTGGACCGATTTCTTGGCCATCATCTTCGGGCTGGCCCGCCAGCCTTCGGTGAACTGGACGTACCCGACCCCGTCCATGCCGAGGGCGATCACCGCTACGCCGTACTCGTCGCCCTTGCCGTCCTCGTTGCCGTCGGACGGGTCGATGGCCAGCGCCCTGCGGACCACAGTGACGTTGAGCCGGAACCAGTCCGGGTCCACCCGGCCGCCGTTCAGGTCGGACTGCCGCCACAGTGCGCCCTCGACCGCGTCGATGGCGTCCCAGTCGCCCTCTTCCATCGCCTTCGCCAGGGCCTTGTCGGAGTTCCGCATGGCACGTAGCCGGTTGCGATAGGTGGGATCCCGGGCTTCCAGGATCGGGTTGTCGTCCAGCGTGGCCGGCACGAACACCCGGTTGCCCGGCTCGGGGTTGTCGGCCGTCGGGCTCGGGGTCCAGACCTCGTACGGCAGCGGGGCGGCAGTGCCGACGTAGTCGGTGTCCTTCGGCTTGACCCAGCGTCTCTTCACCCACCGGTGCCCGCGGCCCCCGGGGTTACAGGTGGCGATCAGGTGCGGCCGGATCCCCGGGCCGGGAGCTCGCAGCCGACCGATCATGTACTCGACCTGCTTCTCCTCGAACTCGGTGATCTCCTCGAAGGCCACCACGCCGTACTCCGTGCCTTGGTACGCCGTGACATCGCTGACAGCCGGCAGGGATCCCATGTCCAGGACGGAACCGTTCGGGAACCGCCAGGCGTGCTTCACCTCGTTGTAGACCCCACCGTGCCGCGGGTAGGTCGAGCGAGTCCGCTCGATCAGGGTCTTCTCCAGCGAGGGGAACACCCGGCGGAACGCCACGCCGCGGTTGTACGGGTGCTGGATCATCTGGTCCAGCAGGTAATGCAGAAGCCAGTCCGTCTTCCCGCCGCCAGCCGCTCCGCCGTACAGCGTCTCGACGGCCCGGGTAGCCAGCGAGGTGGCCAGCGCCTGCTTGGGTTGCGGCAGCCACTCCTCGTCCTCCTGGGCCCGGAGGTGGTACAGCAGCTCGGTGGTCTCGTGGATCTCTTCCGGCGTCATCAGCGCGATGTCCGCGTCCGTGGGAATCCAGAAGTCCGTCATAGAGAAAGGATAGAGCCCCGGTCGGGGGATCCGGGGCTCTAACCGGGCTGCGCCGCCCGAGAGGTTCCAGCATAGCGGCGAGCCGTCTGCCTGCGCACTCGCCGCGCCGCGCGTTTGCAGGGAAATCCACAGTACAACTGCAGGAGCTCCTGCGCCTCGTAGGCGTGTCCGCAGTGACCGCAGAACCGCTTACCGGGCATCGGCCCGTAGGTGAAGCGCCGTAGCCATGTCGGCGGCCAGCTGGCCGTAGATGTAGGCGAAGTTCTCCTCGTCGGACAGGTCTTCCCAGCCGGGCCCGAGGTTGATCTCCCGGGCGAAGTTCATCCGGTAGACCTGGCAGGCGGCGTGCACCAGCTCGTGATAGATGACCTCGGTCCACAGGTGGTTAGCACTCAGCCGGATCGTGCCGGCCATCCCGTTGCGCGGCCAGCGAGGATCCTGGAACTCGGTATCGCTGTCGTGGTAGAACGCCGGCACCGGCTGCACCAGGCCGAGCAATCGGCCGTCGAACGTCCCAAAGCCCTCCAGCGGCTTGAGCTTGTGCGCCGCCGCGTGCATGGCTTCCTGAGTGTCGTAGACCTTCACCGAGAACCAGCGCTTGCCGCCCTGCGTGCAGCGAATGGTCCACTGCTCGGAGATCACGGCCGGTCGCCCGGAGCCTTCGTGTCGACCAGGTAGAACGGGTCCGGCAGGCCCACATTCCAGTCAGCAGAGACCGTCGGGTTGCCGTGCCAGTTGACGTGCAGCCCCTTGGGCTCACGCCTGTTCGGGTAGTACCTGGCGTCCGAGAACCCGTGCAGGTAGGCCTGCTTCAGGGCGGCCTCGATCTGCATCTTCTCCGACTCGTTCACGCTGCTTCCTCCCTGCGCTTGCGTTCCATCCGGCTGCGGTGCCATCGCCGCTTCTTGTCCTCGTAGCAAGGAAGACACCGCCCGTCCGGCCTGGTGCTGGCTGCGGTCTTCCAGTGCTTGCGGTTGCGGCACATCTTCCCGACCGGCCGGATCTCTTCGAGCTCGTCGGCCTGCGGGTTCTCCATCTCGGCCAGGGTCCGTTCGTACTCGTCCCTGGCCCGCTGGTTGTCGGCGTTCCAGGCCGCGAACCAGATCCGCTGCATCGCTCTGCTGCTGATCAGCATGACCGCGCCTCCCCGTGTGGGGCGACCGGGCGGCAGAGGGGTCCGCCCGGTCGCATGGTGCTGGATCAGCCGCGGACGGCGTTCACCTGGACGGCAGCGGAGATCTCGTTGTCCGCCGTGCCCTGGGTGTCGGTGTAACCGTGCCCGTAGACGCCGATCACCGTGGTCTCCGGCAGGGTAATCGAGTAGACCGTCTGGCCCCAGAGCTGCTTGTTCGCAACCTTGGAGATGTCCTCGCCACCGACGGTGCCCACCTCGGTACCGAAGTCACCGGTCACGGGGCTCTGGCCGATACGGAGACCGACCTGCGGCCGAACGCCGTCGACACCGGCAACCGTGCGGCTGAACGTCACCGCGGTGTTGACCACCCAGGTTCCGGCCGGCAGCGTGATGCTCCCAATCGGGGTGAAGCCACGGCCTGCCGCGAAGTAGCCGCCGCCGATGAACTGGATCGGGGTCGGGGCGAAGGTCTTGCTGACCAGGCTGCCCTTGACGTCGGTCGCCGCATCACCGTCGGCGCCCTTCGGACCGGCAACACCGGCCGGTCCCTCGGGACCCTGCTGGCCGGCTGCGTCGATCTTTGTGTTGGTGGCCGCGTCGAGGTCGGCCGCTCCCAGCGTCCCGTCCTTGACGGTGGCACCGGTGACGGTGTTGTTGTACGGGCCGCCGGTGAACCACTCACACATACCGACAGCCAGGTCAGGGCAGTACAGCGAACCGTCGGCGACGTGCCAGCCGGTCACCGAGCCCTGGGTGTTCGGGATGGTGGTGGCCTGACGTACTGCGCCGGACCCGTTCGGGTTGACGGGTGCAGCGGAGGCGGACAGTACCGCAGATCCGCCGAACAGCAGACCAGCTGCGGCAATCGCCGCGAGAATGCGCTTATGCATGTGTTCCCCTTGGTTGATTTCGCCCGGATGGGCGAGCTTGCGTGGAAGCGGGAGGGGTCGAACCTCCGCCGGGTTCCTCCGGCCGTCCAACGGACCTCACTGCCGTGAGGCTGCCCGCCACCAGCGCCGGTCTGCGGTCTGCGGTCAAGCAGGCCCTTGCTGTCGCGCTCCCTGGAAAGCCTTTACCGCCAACGTGCACGGCCCGGTTTCCCGGGCCGTCTCGGCTACTTCGTCTTGTTCCATCCGGCCTTGAAGGCGTTGGCCATCTCGGTGTCGTCGGGGTAGAGCTCGTTGGCGGTCTTGTCGCGGTCTCCGCCGAGGTGCTTGCGGTCGGAGCCGCGTGTCGTCGCGCTGTCGAGGCTGGCCTGGCGGGGGTTCCGGTTCGTCGTCATGCCATGACTATAGACGGACTATAGAAACCCCGTCAAGCCCCGGATCACAGGTCGTAGGCGATGACCA